TGCTGTTGCTACGTTTGATAGTGCTGTAATCGCTTCACTACTTGTATCGATACCAGTTCGAGTTAGAATAACGAAAGCACCAGTGATATCTTCTAAGTCTTGTGGTAAGTCATTAGCAAGATCACGTAGTCTTCTCATTTCCGCGTTTGCTTTTTCTTGTGAACCAAGATATGTTTGAAGTTGAACTTGTAATTTTTCGTAACTAGTAAAAGCATCAATAGCATCTGTTGCCATTTTACCAAGACCAACTGCCGCTGTGATACCTGCTAATGCACCAAATGCTTTCTTTAATCCACCAGAACTTTTATTAACTTTGCCGATGCTTCTATCAACATCGTCAAATGCTTTTTCTACTTTTCCAACTTTGCCTTTTAGTGGATTAAGCGACTTGCTAATACTATTTAATTTCTTTGTTGCTTTGTCTAATGCGGTAATTTCAATTTGAATATTAGCGTCTGCCATGTCGCTTACTCCGTTTCTCTTTTATTGTGAAATATGCGCCCCAACCCTTCAGTTCGGATGCTGACATTTCTAGTATCTCATCAACAGTCTTGTGAAGATGTTCTGCTAACTGATATAGAAAATATGTATCAGCATCCGTTGTTAGTTTTTTTCAACTTCTTCCTGAGAAGGTTCGCTATTTAAAATGTCGGTTGCAACTCGTGTAACAACAGAAGGATCAACTGAATTCATCAAGTCGAACTTGTCTGCCACTGTAAACATTTTGCTACCATCTTCATTCAAACCGCGAGAGATTAACGTTTGTGCTAATGCTTCCGCCATTTTGTTTTCACGATGTAATGCAACGACTTCCTCAGTTTGTTTTAGAGTTGCGCTGCCCTTGAAGTAAATCTTTGTATCCCATTCAGGAACATCGACACATTCAAGTTTGTCAGTTAGTTTAGTTTTAAAATGCCCTTTGGCATTTGCTATTACACTCATTGTATACCTCTTATGCTGTCACTGATTCCGTCATTGTGCCTGAACCTGTAATGTCGAATGAGACTGTTACTAGGTCTGCTGTTGACGCATCAACTGATTTTGATGTTACGATTGCATCGCCTGTGTAGGTTGTTGAACCTGCACCACCTTCAACAAGAACAACTGTTACAGTTGAACCAACTGCTAGTGTTGCCGCTTGTGCTGTGTCAGCGAAACCTTCGATTGAACCAGACCATGATTTTAGAGAACCCATGTTCTCTTTCCATCCGCCTGATCCGAAGTTAGTGAATTCTAATGTATCTGCTTCGATACTGATTGACCACGATGTGATCAGAGTGACGTTTGTTGCATCAACTGATACGCTACCGTCTTTACCTGTAATGACTGCCATTGCTTTTCTCCTGTTAGCCTTTGTCTAAATCACCGTGACTGTGAACATACTCTATGCGAACAATAACTTGTATTGCACCTAGTGGAAATATTACACCTTCATCGGTATTAACTTCTGTGACAAGTGTAGTGATTGCGTAACCACCTCTTGTCGTGTCTTCATATAATTTTTCTTCGATATCATCTAAGAGATTATTTCTAGCTGTATCAAGATACTTGCCCTTGACGAAACCAGTTAGAATATATTCGATTGTTCCCTGTCTTGAATAACCCATTGCGATATCAGATTTTAGTTCTGACCCACTTTGAATTAACACTGCTGGAAACTGAGCATCACTTAGTTCATCTGGTTCGAAAACATCACGTGAAACAAAGCGAACTGCCTTAATTGATTTAAGAACCTTTGCTAAGTCTTTTGCGATATTTTCTCTGTAACTTGTTTTACTCATCGTATATCTCTCTCAAACTGTCTGCGAAACGCATCTGCTATGAACTTTACTTCCTGTGGACGAACACCAATAAATGGTCTAGTCTTCTGGTTTTGTCTTGCTTTCGTTTTTTCTTCGTTTCTCGAAAAGTCAACTTTAACTGTAGTCCCATTAACTCTTTTGACACCAAGATTTGAAAGCATTCTACCACTAAAGTTCAAGTCTGGTTTAGTGCCTCTGCCCTTTTCTTTACGATAATCTGCATATTCTCTAGAGTATCGTTTAAAAGTGCCTTTGAGACCTACACCACGACTTGTTCTATCAACGATAGTTTCAACAGTCTTTTCCCCACTTCTATTTAGAGCTTTTGGAATTGCCCTATCTACTTTACGTTTGAAGTCAGAAACAAACTGTTTAAACTCACGTGTGTGGACTTTTATTCTGACAGACATTAACGAACCAATCTACGTGTGTGAAATGGTTGTTTCTCTGTTTGATCTACTGTGCCATCGTCATTGAAATCATAAAGAACACCATCACGTAGGATAGCGTTGAATTCCTCATCATACTTTTTACGATAGTGCATCATCATAACTTGAAACTTGTCTTCATCGCCACTAGCATTCCACTTTGTCAACTGTGGTAGAGCGTATTCTGAAAGAACACGATATACAGCACAACGTGTAAACTGTGATTCTGTAAGACGATCTGCATCCATTTCCAAACTTGGTAATGAACGAGAGATATCAAAGTTCGTCATATTTCTTGAACGAACCCACCATTCTTCACGCAAACGGCGCAAGATGTCTTCACGTGCTTTTGCGTGATAAGCATCGAAATCATCAATACCGTAATCTAAGATGTCTGCTTGATATTCTATTAAATTGTCATCGGTTGACATTACCATCTGCGTTCTCCTAGTATGCAAGTAAGAGAGGAGAATTTCCCCTCTCTCATTATTAAGTTAAACTTATGCGATTGAAGATAAGCTGTCGATAGCGATACCGTAGTTGTCGAACAGTTCACCTTTACCATAAACTGCTGTAGCTACTAGTTCAGTTGCGCGAAGTGATGCATCACGCTGTTGCTCGATTTGGATATCTTGCATTGTTGCTAGTGCTAGTGCGTCACGGTGGAATACTGCGCCTACGCCGTCTGCTGCTACGTTTGATGATTCAAACACGTTAACACCTGCCACTGAGCCTACATAACCATTACGTAGTGCTTCATTTGACAAATCACCTGCGTGACCGCCGAATGTTGATGTTAGTGCTGATTTCATATCGTATGCAACTAGTGGGTTAACAACACAGAAAATGTCGTTACCAACAATACCGTTGTTGCGTAGTTTTGCTACTGCTTCAAAGATTTGTGCAGGTGTTAGCGCCGTTGTGCCGTCACCGATAGTTGTGCCACCATTAAGTGCCGCAAACAAACCAATCAAGTCTGTATCCATTTTCTTCGCAATTGCTTCGCCCATTAGACGACCTGCATCTGCTACAACGTTTGATGCTGATGTGCGTAGTGCTAGATCAGTTACAGTTGCCATTACACCTACTTCTGATACAGTTAGAACTGCTGATGTTGTTGTTAACTGTTGGAAGTTACCGCCATCACCTGATGCTGCCGCTAAGTCTGTGCCTTCTGCAACCGCTTGTGCTGTTACTGGTGCGTACTTTGGAACAGTAATTGTTTTACCGTTGTTGTTGCCCATTGTGTAATTTTTCACTAGGTTACGCATGATTGACGCTTCCTGTGCTTGGAACATTGCTTCTGCTACGATTGACGGTAGCAAGTCATTTAAAGTTGTTGTTGTTGAGTTAGCCATGATAATTCTCCTATTCTGGCGTTAAGTTAAAGCATACCCTGCTTCTTGCGCCACTCTGCATATTTTGCTCGGTGTTCTGGGTTGCCCATATCTAATTTGGTTACGTCCAATTCATTTGAACGAACCTCGCCTCCAACTTTGCTTTGTGATCCTGTGCCACTTGCACTTGGTGCCGCAAAGTGTGGGTTTGTAGCTAGAAAATCTTTCACTAGATCATCTACGCCCATTTGAGAACCATCGTCTTTATATAGCGGTGTGCCATCATCTGAGATGACTTCCGACTGTCCTAGTTCGTTTAAACGAACACGATTCTTCAATAGGTCTGCGACCTGTGTTGGAGCAACTGAACGATTTTTAGATGCGGCATTAAGTAATGCACCATCTACTTTTTCTTTTGTTAGTGTGCCTTCAAGTTCTTGAATACGATTGCTGAACTTATCAGCCTGTTCTTTCAAAATCTTTTCAAACTCACCACGTTGTTTTTGTTGCTCGATTTTGCGGTCTTCTTCTTGCTGTTGCCAATTCTTGTATTGGTCTACATCGACACCTTCGAACTTTTTACGCTCTCTTGCTACTCGATCTGCTACAATACGATTGACTTCATCTTGTGAGAAACCACGATTTTCATTACTATCCAGAGAATTATTTTCAGATGTCTCAGTTACATCATTTACCTGATCTTCATCAGTCATTAGTCTGCCTCCATTAGAGTGTTGCCTCGATCTATTACGAGTGTTACATTGTATTTATGCTTTTAAAAAAGTTGATAAAATACTTGACAATTCTACGAATCAATGCTAATGTAATAGAGTAGATAGCGAATGATTCGCTATCACTAATCAACAGAAGAGAGAAATCAAATGTCTTACACCACAAAAGAAGTAATCAAATACGCAGAAGACACTCTAGAGTTTCTACAGCATATGCTGAATACTTACAAATACGAAGATTCATCTCCCGCAACTAAAAAACTTTGTAAAAGACAACTGCTTGCGTTTATGAAACAAAACTTAGAAGAGAACTAAAAACTTGACAAATCTAACGAATCATCGTAATGTAATTAAGTAATCAACAGAAGAGAGAACTAAAATGAAAAACTTTAAGAAAGCATACAAAACACACCTTTCCAAACTAAGAAATATTTTCCCTAACGAGAGTCGTGAAACATTAGAACAGATGTTTGTTGTTATGATGCGTGATGAAAATCCCATCATCCTAAGCGATTCACATATGCAAATAGAACAAGACATTTACAAAAGTGAGTCACTCGTTGAGTTACTTAAACCCGAGAATAGACAGCCAACAAATTACGAAGTAGCATAAAAAACTTGACAGTAGCGTAGAATCATGCTATATTAATTAAGTAATCAAGAGAAAAGAGAGAATCACTATGACTTACAAAGAACTATACACTCAATGGGTAGCAATCAATCAAGCAATCAACGTAGGTGCTTTACACGAAACTGCAGGTGACGAGATATTACAAGATATGATTGTCGCTTATCGTGAAGAAAACAATCTGTATGACGATGGCGAAGCATACGGTGATGACGTTGTTATGGATATTATGTTTGATTCACCCGAAACAAAAGAAGTTGACAAATCAAACGAATCATGCTATATTAATTAAGTAATCAAGAGATTACGAATCAATCAACAACGAAAGAGAGACTACTATGACTACTACTAAGCTAAAAACTCCAGAGTGTTTGCGTAACGCTCAGATTATTGATACGTCAGTGAAACTTGCACTACTAGACTATGAAGTGAAAGTTGCACGTTACACTCTTAGAGACTTAGCGCGTGATTTGGGCGATGATCTCGTTGAGAGTCTGTTCAAAGCGCGTGACTATTTCGTAGATAATCATAACGAAGATATTATAGCTAAGATACTAGAACTACGTGTTAATAAGCATAACCGAATTCTAGACCAGAAAGCTGATGATAATAGTATTGATGATAATAGTATTAAAGAGTTTCAACAGACTGAGCAGAAAAAAGCAGATGACTATATTGCTTCACTGACTGAAACAGAGATTGCGAATAAGTTGTGTGGGCTTGATCCAGAAGTGACTCATATTCTTCGTAGATTAACTTGTTCACTAGAAGTATTTGCTATGATTTGCGAAGATAGTAACTTGATTAAGTTCTTGAAGTATAAGAAAGCTGATACTGTTACATATCAACTTATCAACGAATATGAGTCACTACAAGATGACCCATTTATTAAAGATGATATTATCGCAGAGATTGATTCTCTTATCAAAGATTATCGTGACGCTGTTAAAGAAGCAGACTTCGAACACGCTGAATATATTCACGAGAAGCTAGATACAATCTACAATAATATGTGATAAAAAACAACGTAACATAAGATAACAGGTTTTTCTTCTTACTGTTATCTGACGTGAGAGCTACTAGAGATTTGTTCCCTCTAGTAGCTCTTTTTTTACCACTTAACTTTGTCTGCCCAATATGCGCCAGACATTTTGCCTTTAGCAATGTTCTTAGCGTGTCTTGCTTTAAATGATTTACGCTTGTCTTTATCAGCTTGCGATTCATTCTTACGTGGTGGTTTTGTATTTGCACCTTGCTGACCGAAACGAATGAGTTTAACTTTATCACCTTCTTTAGCTAAGACAACGTGTGACTTAGTTGGATGATTTGGTGTTCTCTTTGGTTTATTGTAGCCAGCAAGTTTATTCTTTTCTAGTCTAGGATCTTTTGCCATACTACTTCTTCTTTTTCTTTTTAGTTTTTTTATGATATGCCATTATACTACTCCACTGGTATGAAAAAGTGACGACATCTTTCGCCACCACGAACAACGAACGGATCACCCGCACGTTTTCCTGACCAAGATTGACTTGACCATATGCTTCTAATTTCTTCTTCTGTATAAGTTCTGCCAACATGCTGAACACAGAAATCACGTGAATTTTTAACTAAAGTTCCACTATACTTAAAGCGTTTTAGACCTGCTTGTTTAGCACGATGAATAGTGAATACACCATCAAAGTCCATCACTGAGTCGTGTGCTTCTGCTGATACGCTCTGATACATACCCCCGCCCACTGTTACGTTTTGAAATCGTTTTCGGAGTTGACGCATCAGATCGTTTATTTCGTCTGTTGCGTTTGATTCTGCTGCCCTCAATCGTTTTATCTTGTTTTGTAATCGTGTTGTCTCCACATCATTAACTGTTATAAAGAAGCCATTGATAGCGTGTGAGGCGTTCTGTGCTACTTGTGTAAGAGCGTAACCACCTAATGCACCTACTACTATCTCTGTATGAACGTTTGACTTAGCAGTATTTACTTCTTCTTGTAGACGCTCATATACTTGTGCTTTTAATTCACCCGCAACACGATTGTCTGTTGGTGTAACATCACCGGGAGTATTCTGTATCGTGTCACGGGCGACCGTATCTAGCTCTGGCATAAACTCACGAATAGAGTTAAGAATGATTTCTTGAAAATCTTTATCAATCTCTAATCGTAGTTCCAACAGTTCGTCAACTGTAGTAGTTGCTAGGATACGTTTAGTTATTTTATTCTCTAATACTTTACTAGATGACTCTAACCGTTCGTCAAAGTCATCCATAATGTCATCAAGAATTCTTTTGTGTGTTTCTTCACTCATCTGTTAAGTTAGTCCCAAACTCTGGTGCTTGTGATCCGTTCTCGATTTCTTTTACGATTACATCCATTTGTTCTTCATCTTCTACAACAATTCTTGCAATCTGTTTTGCAATCTCTGTTTTGTATTGTGCTGAACTTACTGGTGCCGCTGATGCTTTTAACAAGAAGTCTAGTTCTGTGTATGTGTCTGTCATATCGAAATCATCTGGGTAATCTGACATACCATCATAGTCTACATCATAGAAATGTGCAAAGTGTTTGAATAGTTGTTCTTCACAGATTTCTAGGTTATCTGCAATCTGTGCTAGTTTCACGTTTAGTAGTTCACGCTCTACTTTAAGAGATATACCACTTGCTGTAGCATTTGATGTATTGCGCATTGAGCTTAGATTTGCCATGCGGTCAATCATGCTAACTTTAGTTTCGATACTCTGAATGATACTTGAAATACTTTGTGATGATGGCTGGAGTAAATAAGGACGAAGTGCTGGGTCAACATCTGTGTCTTCAATTACGATTACTGAACCTGCACCTGCTGAAGCATCTACACCTTCTGTCATCACAAGTGTTGGATGGTTTGAGATACGAATAACTTGCTCTAGCTCACTTAGCTCATTGTAGATATTCTTTTGCACATCTGCGATATCTGCAATTTGTGAGATACCAATACCACGCTCATGTGAACGCTGACCATACAAGAATGTTGCTGGAATGTGACCCATAGTATTTGGATACTGTTCAACCAACTGGTATTCTGCGTTGTCTTCATCTACTTCGTAAACTGATACTACATCATTTTCCCAAACACGATACATACATTTTTCATCATCTTCGTATTCTTTAATCTTTAGATATGACACTGTGTAACGACCATTACGCTGACGTTCCCATTCCCAATCTACGATGTTCTCTGGTGTGATTACCACAAGATAAGGACGAATACCTTCTGCTAGTTCTTCTGCTAGTGTAGCGGCTTCACTTGCTGGTTTGTCTAACATCAACAGCACATGACCATAGACATTTGCAAGTGTAGTTGCCTCACGCATAACAGCATTAAAAGAGCGACCTTCTAAGTCTGCATCCTTCATGAATAGTTTCAACGCTGGATTTTCTGCCAATGATCCAAACTCACGCTGTGGTGTTTGACGCCAAATAAAACTTGTATAAGTGTCAATCACTGAACGACAATGGTTGTCGAGCGGTGTGTTCATAATACGCTTACCGTATTCGTTATAGCCATCGTCTTCTTCTGACATATACTTGCGTAAGTATTGACCTTGTTGGTAGTCGGCTCCACCGAAATAACTATCGTAATAATATTTCCAACGGTAGATATTCTTTTTGTATTGTTCATGTTTATTTACAATATCATCATAATCCATGTGCTGTTTCCTTTACATATGTGCAAATCGTTTTGGTTTCTCTGTCGCTCTTACTGGTTTCTTGATTGGCGCAAGATGTGCGATAAGATAACCAAGTGCATCGTTCTGGTGGTCAAAGCCGCCGTCTTTATCTGGAATTGAAGTTCCATCTTTATAAATTTGTCGTTCTAAACATCTGATAGAGTTTATACAGTTTGGGTCAATACTAAATCTTATTGTTCCATCTGCACTCTCTAACATACTATTTACTGCATTTACACGGTCTCTCACTGGGTCGTGTTTACGCTTAGTCTCTACTCTAAAATACTGTTGAAGAATAGTTACATCTGTTTTACCATTAGCAGAAGTCTTGCGCTGATTTCCTGCGGGATCAGGATAGCAAATAACTTTGTTTCTATCGTAACGGTTCATAATCTCTGTGCATAGTTCTTCTGTGTTTGAACCATAAATGGATATTTCATCGAACTGATGTAATTTACCATTAATGATTTGACAGACTGATGCACTCATAGGATCAATATTGAAATCCACGCCAATATGAATAGGTGCTTCTGAGTTAATCTCTTTTTTCTCACAATGTTTCTTACGATCAAAGTTGTAATAGATTTGACCAGTAAAGTTGACAAAACTTGCTAGATACTCCTGTTCGAATTGTCTCTTATCCATATCTGCTTTAGCACGTTCTACTTCTTCTTCTGGCACATTACCACCATCAATAGTAGTGAACTGAAAACTTTCCCATTGACTGTCATCACTTTGACCTCTATCATACAAATCTTTAAAGTGGTTAAAGCCTTTTGGTGTTCCACAGAATAGTGCTGACCCTGGTGGCTTCTGTGCTGATAGTGTTGGTCTGAGAACTGTTTCCCATGCTTCACGTTTCATATCTGCAAATTCGTCCATCACTAGGAAGTCCACACCACTACCACGTAGTGTATCAAATCTATCTGCACCTTTAAGCGATATCTTTGAGCCATTGATTAAACGAACACTTAACTCATTTTGATTAATCTTTTCTACCCATCCTAGTTCAGTCAATCTACCACACAAATCATCCCATACGATATTCTTAGCCATAGAATACGTTGGTGCTACATACCAGATATTCTTATCTGGGTATCGTGCAAAACGTGCTAACTCTCTAATAGCGAAGTGTGTTTTACCACAACGTCTTCCTGCTACGAATACACGGAAACGTGCATCAGAGTTTGCTACTGTTTTTTGTGCAGTATTAAGTGGCATTATGCGTCATCACTCCACGGTAGTATTTTATTATCGTCTGTATTCACTGGTGTTTCAGCTTGTCCGAGCATTTGTTTACCAAGCCAAATTAACATAGTATGATTACCAGACATTGCTACTTCAACTTGTTTACGTCTTAATCTCATTTTGCCCTCTGCTTTCCCTTTAGCGATAATGTGTGCATAATTACGTTTTAACGTATCTTGTGATACACCAATAATATCTACCATCTCTTTCATTGTGCAATGAATAGTTGCTAATTTAAATAGCAGTTCTTCATCTATTTCTATCTTTGGTCTTCCAACCGATTTCTTTTCCTCGTCCATCGAGTCTCTCCCTTTATACTTGGTTAAGTCATAAACATATCAGCAAGTAATTTACCGAATGTTGTTGCTATGATTAGTGCCGCTACAGCCCATAATCTATTGTCAATCTTGTCTATCTTTTTATGTATTGATGCAAAATCTTTTTCTGTTTGTTTGTTGTGAATATTAGTTTCATCACGGATGCTTTTAATATCGTGCTTGATTAGTGCAATCTCTTTGTCAACAGTTGGATAACTCTCATATGCTTCACTGTCATTATTGATGAGTTTTGGTTTTGCCATGTTCGTCTCCATTATGAGTTTGCAATGTTATTCGCTGGGTCGTGCATCTTCTTCCAGTTTGAACCATCATAGAAAGCCATACACGGTGAACCATTATTACCATCAGAGATGTAACCTTGATCCCCTGTTTCTACGATGCCAAGAACACCACTTAAATAGTTTGCTGTTGCTGTGTCTAGAACAGTATTCTTAAAGCCGTTTGATGCTTTTAGTTTACCTGTTGCTGTGATTACATCTGTATTTGCATCACCTAGTGTAACTGAACCGTTAAGAGTTGTGTTACCATCTACTTCTAGTGTGCCAGTTACTTCTACATCATCATCTAAGATTAGATTACCACCAGTTGTAATCTTACCATCGCCATCTGGGTTAACAGTTAATAGATTACCTTCGCTTACTTCTAGTGTGACTTGTGATGAGTTTGATCCGTTTGGTGTTGTGTGTATTTCCCACTGTGCGCCACGATTAGTAGAACTTTGTGCTTCTGTTGTTACACCAATAATACGAACGTTTGCTGTTGATGGTGCTGTGCCACTAGTGTCGTTTGCAG